GCGTGGCAACTGCACAAGCAGGTGAGTCTCTTACCAAGGATGACTTTAGTAGCATGGATCGATCCTCGATCTTTGAAACGTGCCTTGAGTTAGCACCTGCAAATGAGGTTGATGTTATCATTGCCAAGCCAGAACTTGCAGATGAGGTTACCTTTCTCAGCGAGAAGTATGGTGGTGGATCTATCTCCAGGTACATCGAGTATCTGATTGAGTATCGTAACACGAGAAGCGTGGAGCGTGCATTATGGCAAGCAACTGATGACCTCAAAGCAAGTAAACCAGCAGAAGAGATTTCTCAGACATTCGTTAACACCATTGCCAAGTCTCTTTCTCAAAGGAAGGGCGTGGTAAGCTGTGGTGCAGCAAGTAAGCAAGCATATGCTGAATTTCTCGAAATTGATGCAGGTGGTACACAAGCAATCCCAACAGGCTTGGAAAAGTTAGATGAAATACTTGGTGGTGGATTCAAGAAGGGTAGCTTGTATGTCCTTGCAGCACGCCCAGGAGTAGGGAAGTCTGCTCTTGCCATACAAATGACATATGAGACTGCCAAGCGTGGTTTACGGGCAAGCTATGCAAGCCTTGAGATGACTGCACAGGAATGCAGTGCGCGTCTCTTGAGCAATGTCAGTGGTGTACGCAAACCAACAGGCAAGGGATTACTCAATGCCGGACACAAGCAAAAGCTAGAGAAGCAAGTGCAAGCAATGCAATCATGGCCAATTACCTTCAAGGATGATAACCAAGCAACCATGCAATCAATTGAGGCATTCATTGCTAAACAAAGATTGGAAGGCGAGCTTGGTTTAATCGTTGTCGATTACTTGCAGCTACTCTCTTCACCTGGACATGACTCACGAGTGCAAGAGGTTAGCCACATTTCTCGTTCCTTGAAAGCAATTGCCATGAATTATGATGTACCTGTGCTTGCCCTTTCTCAGCTTAACAGAGCGTTAGAGTCACAGAATAGAAACCCCATGCTATCCGACTTGCGTGAGTCTGGAAGCATCGAGCAGGATGCAGACTGCGTACTTCTCTTGCATCGTGAAACAGAAGTAGATCCGATCAGTGATGACATCATTTGCAATGTAGCGAAGAACAGAAATGGCGAGTTGCGTGCTGCCAAGCTAACCTTTACCAAACCAACAGGTCGTTTCTCGACCCGTGTAGATGCAAGATTGCATGATAAGAAACCATTTTAGACTACAAGTGACTTACATTATCACTCATAGTATGCCATTGCGTTACGAGCATGGGGTCTAGAAATCGCTTTAAAGTAAAAAGAAGGGTAACATACCCATGTGGGTATTAAAACGCCTTCAAGAGGCTATATGACCTAAAGATGTCTTTTATCTGATAATATGATTATGGTATTCGTATAATCACGAGTATTCACTAGACTCAAAGTTTGGATCTAACCTTGGATCTGTTTCATAGATTACTTTACGCTGCATCTCTTGTTTCTCTTCCCATGGGAAAACACTTGCTGGTACACCATCCCTCCATGCTACGAAAGTGCCATGCTTAGAATCATCATCTATCGCTTTACCATTTTCCTCAAACAAAGATACGTGACATTTCTCCTCAATGTGTTTCATGTTTCTATTCCATGCGTGAGTACCTGTTCCATACTCTGAGTCAATATTTTCTACAAGAGATGCGATCTTATGTTTTATTAATAGCTCAGTATAGCAATGCAAGTAAACTGCATCATCATCAATATTACCATGCCATGTACCTTCCATGGTATCTTGTGTTGTCTTTGTTATATCAAATTCTAGTTCTAGTTTCATAGTATATTTTTAGTTAGTATTCTTGTTAAATTTCCTCGCCCACCATGCAAGCACTTTCGGCACAAACTTGAGCGCTATGAAGAGCGCCAAGCCCATGGCGAGCTTTGGGAGCAGTGAGTTGTTTTCTTGTTTGCTCATGCTGTTTCTCCCCAGAGCTTAATTGCAAGATCCAGGTTTTTCTTCATGTTGTTTACCTCTTTCTTTGCATAGGTCAAAGAATAGGAGTGCAGTCTTTTTTCTGGAAACTTTTTAAGTTCTTCATGTTCCTGCTTTGCGTCTTCAAGTTTGAATCTAAAAAACTCAATACTTTCCGGCATAGATAAATTAATATCCTTTTGTTTCTTGTCCCAATATTTTGCACGCTGTTCATAATTCTCTGCCTTTGTGTTTTCTTCAATACTTTTGCTCATTGCATTGTGCGAGCGTGCAAGTGCTGCCCGGTGAGCTTTCTCGCTGTGATGGCCTACTAAAATAGGTTGACCTAATGCTATGCCCGTGCGCTCCTCACTCATGCTCGACTTGTCGTAAAAATCAAAACTTTTACTTGCTGCCCGTGTGGAATAGTCTCTCAATCTTTCTGACTTGTTTCTCGCTCTTTCTTGGTGGTTAAACCCGTCAACTCTGGTAATGCTGTAAAGAAAGTTTCCTTCCCTTGTTTGACCAAGAAAATTGTGGATTTCATGTTCGTTCTCTTTTCCGTATTTTGTTTCTAATGTTATGATTTCACCTTTTGCATGTTCTTGATTGCATTCAGCAACGTAGACATTTGCACAATATTTTTTATATTTATTCATTTGTATAATCTTTCTGTTTGTTTGTATCGATTTAACCAAGCTTGCGCGTTTCTCATTGTGTCAAACTTGCCCTCAATAATTGACCAGGTTGACCCGTTGATATGATTTGCAACGCACCAGCCTCCTAATGGATCTTGCAATACTTTCATACTGTTTCTCCTTCCACCTTATCCAAGATTGCACGCAAGTTGTCTCTTTCAAGATCCGCACCACTATCTCCGCTATTGATTAAGTATGTGAGACATTTCTCAAACAGTTTGCATTGCTCTAATAGCTCAGGTGCTGCTGCAATTAACCGGGCATCTTCATCACTTGAACTTATGAATTGTGCAATGACTAGATTTGTATCTTTCTCTTGCAAGTTAAGGTAATCTCTTTCTTGCACCAATTCCCATGGCCCTTGTGTGTGTGTTTCTTGTTTCTCGCTCATAATTATATCCTTGTTTGTAATTCTAATTTAAGTTGTTTCTCCTCATGCATTGCATGCTTGCATGCCCCCGTTTCACGGGGCAATGCCACATGCTTTGCACGCTCCCTTTGCTCTCTCTGTTTCCGTGCTTTCTCGCCTATCTCAATCAAGCGAGACACGGCGATTGGAAAGAGTTTTGTGGCGTGGTTCATAACTCTCTTTTGTACTTTTCTAAATGAATTAACACATCACGAAGCAACTCATCATTGTCATTCTCGTTGAGATGCAAATGGAGCAATTCAATCAATGTATTTATTATTAAATCTATTGCGTGTTTCATGCTAATAATTCCTTTAGTTTCTCTTCCACTTGCAGTTGCATACCAACTTCATCCCAATCACTGAAATTAGATTGATCAAATTGTATATCTTGTATTCCAATTTCTTGCATATCTTCAGTGATAAAAGACTCAATATTTACTCTTTCAATTCCTTCAATGTCTCGAAATGTGAGATTGATTTCACCTTTATCATGTTGATTATTTTGCATGTTTGCAGAATAACCTTCTGCAGTTCCGGTTATTAAAACGTTTCTCGAATTAATTTTGATTGGCAAATCCTTAAAATTGAATTTCCAGGTAGGTATAAATTCTATGTCTATGTTCATGCTAGTTTCTCCTTTACCAAATGCGTTTAATCAACATGCCACCATCTTCATGCATGTAATAATCGTGATCTATTTCACCATGATAGCTTCGTGCTTCATCACTATATGTATTTGGTGGGCGATCTAGTTTTTCCATTAGCTCGCTAAAGGTGATTTGCTCGCCTTTGTAATTCCAATCTTTCTTATTAGCACCTTGTGTAATATCATAAAGATTTGAGCCTCTATATTCCGCTTCCAATGATTGCTTGGTATGTATTTCTACAATTCCCGCACATCTGAAATCACAAAGGTAATGATTCTTAGTTGCGTCTATGTTCATGCTAGTTTCTCCTTTGCTTTTATATTATCAATGCCACGTGCAATTGTAGTTTCATTTACATTGCTTTCTGTGATGGTTTGACCGCAAAACTCATGCGTTGCCACGTAAGTAGTTTTAACTAAGTCACCATCGTTGTTATATGTTTTATGTATGTCTATAATGGTGCATACATATGTATTCTTTCTTATTGGCATGTATTGCGTGCCAATAGGATATTTTCCTATGCAAAATGTATTCATGCTAGTTTTATGCTTGTTGAAATAGTTCAAAATAAAGCCAAATTACTTTATTAATAAATTCGATGTAAGTTTCCTCACCTTTGAAATCTTTCATCTTGTGGGCGAACTCAGTTAGCTTTTCATCATTCTTTGCAAAGTTAGATTTGAAAGTTTCATATTCATTCCCTTGCATGTAATTTAAGCCAACCAAGATACCATCTTGATGTTCGAGAAAGATCCAACGATCATTGGATTCGTTCCATATATGTTCTTGTTTGTAACTCATAATTAGTTTCCTCTCTTTGTAAGTAGTGTTTGAATTGCGATCCAAGCGCCAACAATGGCGTATGGAGCTAAGATAATAATTGCGATTTGGTAGTGCATGGTATGGTAAATTTAGTGGTTTGTAGTTAATTGGAAGCGAGTTGCATTTCTTCCCATTTCTTCAAAGTAGATACTTTTAAAACCTGAAATGCATAAGTAAGCATGTAATCATTTAAGTTGATATCATCTGTATTATGATCGTTTTCTTGTACTTCTCTTTCAACTTCATCAAATAAATCACGATCTTGAAATCTTACATAGTCAACCAAGCTCCATGCTTTGCCATAAACAAAAGAGTGATCGCAATTAGCGCATATTTCAATGATTGCATTATAATGATCAAAAGAATCATCTAGGTTGTAACCATTAACAGACTCACAAAGTGAATCGATTAGAGAAGTGAATTTTAAGTTATCCATATGTAGTAATGTTTGAGTTAGTAAAACAAGCAATTGCGCTTGGATTAATACAACAAAAAGCAAAAAGTGTATTAAGTCAAACTATTATTGAATTTATTGTAGTTTAGTACGAATCCCCCATGCCTACAAGCATGCATGCCACCAAGTGCCGTTCCACGGCAGAGGGTGGAAAGCAATAAAGCAAAATACTTTCATGCAAACTTGCCAATTGGATCACATGTAAACTTGTAGCAAGTGGTATCAAATCTTGGTGCGAGGGAAGTATCAAATGTATGGATGCCTTAATGCAAGTGACTTGCAGTAAAAAGCATTTCTGCGAGGGGCAAGAAAAAATAAGTAAGCGTTATATATATCTAAACTAACTACATAAATAATCCGGCAAAGTAATTACATTCTTGCAATCCTATCCAATTGCTTGCCATTCGTGCGAGCTTGCAACGCAATCGCTTGCAATGCTAGCAAACAAGCATGGGTCGCACTTTCTAAAAGTGAAGACTC